TAATAAAGGAAATCGCAAAGCAAAATGAGGAAGAACCAGCTGAAGATGAAGACGAGGATATGTAAAAACCTTATCTGAAATCGAAAATTTTATAAATATATAATACGGAGACACTATGAGTATTGACGAACTAATTAGTAATGTGAAAAAGGGGGACGCACAATCGTCCAATAATTCGTTTAATTCTATCATGGCAGATAAGATAAATTCTGCGTTGGATAGTAAAAAACAAGATGTTGCACAAAAACTATATGGTGAACAAGAAGCACCAATAGAAGAACCTGCGACGGAAGAACCGACAGCAGAGGAAACGCCAAATAGTGAAGACATTTAAAGATTCGTTTAACTTAATAGTCGAAAAGAAAATGAAATTGCCTTCTGGTGAGAAGGTGGTTAAAGAACTATCTCGTTTGGGTAAAAAGAAAAACGTTGATGCGGTGATATCGAAAAAGGGTTCTTCATTCAACTTATATGTTGATGGTCAGATGCTCGATACTTTTAAATCCGAGAAAGATGCTGAAAAGGGTTTAAAAGAATTTATTAAGGTAATGGGTGTATGATAAAGATATCAGAAATCAGAAAACTTGATGAAAAATGGAATGAAAAACTTTCCATTAAAGCATTAGGAGAATATCGTAAAGTATATAATATGATGAAGAAAACTGGAGTTGATAACAAGTTTATTAAATCAATGGAAAAGTTTTATGATGATTTAGTAATTGGTGGTATGTATACTTCCCGTGGTGCTGAAGAAAAGGGAATTGTAAAGATTGATGGTAAAACCAAATATAAAAATGCTAATTGGTAGAAATAGGAGATAACATGAAGTTAATCGCAGAATATACAGATTCGAACCTTGGTTATACAATACAAGAAGATAAAAAGACAGGTAAGAAGAATGTCTTTATCGAAGGAGTATTCATGTCTGCAGAGTCAAAGAACAGAAATGGTAGGATTTATACCAAAGAAGTTCTTGAAAAGGCAGTAAAAAAATACATTGAAGACCAAGTAATTACAGGTCGTGCTGTAGGTGAGTTAAATCACCCAGACGGCCCATCTATTAATTTAGATAAAGTTTCTCACAGAATTACTGAACTTAATTGGGAAGGTAATGATGTGAAAGGAAAGGCACTGGTGTTAGACACTCCAATGGGTCAGGTTGTAAAAGGTCTGGTCGAAGGTGGTGTTCAACTTGGTGTCTCTAGTCGTGGTATGGGAAGTCTAGAAATGAAAAATGGTGCAAACTATGTTAAGGATGATTTTATGCTTAACACAGTTGATATCGTTCAAGACCCATCAGCTCAAAACTGTTTTGTTAACGGTATTTTTGAGGGAACTGAATGGAAAAGGGACGAGGAAGGTCATTATATTCCTTTCAAGGCTGTTGAAGAAGGTGAGACTGAAATGAAGGAGCCAGAAGTGGTTGAAGAACCTATTGTCGAAGAAATTATCGATAATAGTCCGTCTGAAATCGCAGGGTTTGAGCATTTCCTCTCTAAACTATAACTCTCTAGGAGTAAAATATGTCTGAGAAAATTAAAGACGAAGTTGCTGAAGAGTCTGTAGTTGAGGAAACTGTTGAAGAGGTAGTTGAAGAAACTACAAATGAAACGGAAGCACCTTTAACTAAGGCTCGTACGTTATCAGCAATTTATGCTTCTTTACAAGAACAAAGTAAAGAAGAGCTTGCCGAGTTATTGGAGGCGTCTAAGAAAAAGGCAGAGGCTAAGGCTAAAACCGAAGACGACGAAGATGATGAGGAAGATGATGACGAAGATGAGGGTGATGTAGAAGAAGGCAATGAACCAAAGACTAAACCTTTGAAGAAAAAGAAGGTTAAAACGGACGACGGTTCAGAAGGCGACGTAGTAGAGAAGAAGGGTAAATTCAAGGAAGATATTGAGGCACTTGCTAAAGGTGAAGATTCTCTTTCTGAAGGCTTTAAAGAAAAAGCTGCCACGATTTTCGAAGCTGCATTACAACAAAAAACTGCTACTAAAATCGCAGAGTTAGAGGATACTTATGCCTCTGACCTTGCTGAAGAAGTACAAGCGGTTAAAGAAGACATGGTTGACAAAGTAGATGGTTATCTCAACTACGTAGTTGAGAACTGGATGAAAGAAAACGAAGTTGCAATTGAGCATTCTTTGAAGTCTGAAATCACAGAATCATTTATTGATGCAATGCATGGAGTCTTTACTGAGCATTATATTAATGTTCCAGAAGATAAGGTTGAAATTGTTGATGCCTTAACTGAAGAACTAACTGATGCTAAAGACCAACTTAACAAGTCTACTGAAGATGCGAAAGAACTATCTGAGAAAGTGAAAGCTTTTGAAAGACAAGCTACAGTATCAGAAGCGACTGAAGGTCTTGCAAGTACTGAAGCTGCAAAAATTTCTAAGTTATGTGAAGGTATAGAAGCCGAAGATAACGAAGATTTTGCGACTAAAGTTGCAACAATTAAAGAGTCTTACCTTAATAAGGATACAGCGACTGCAGAAACGGAAGTTGATGCTATCTCTGAAGACAACGGTAGTGCTGAAGTAACTGACCAAATGGCCAAGTACATCGCTGCTATTAATAAAACCAAGCCTGGTGTAAGTGATTCTGAGAATCCATTTACATCTAAAGGTTAATTCTATATAGGAGATAATATGTCAATAGAATTACAAGCTGATATGCTACAGGAAAAATGGGCACCTGTACTAGAAACAGAGGGTGGTATCACTGATACTCATAAAAAAGCGGTAACAGCTATCCTCTTGGAAAATCAAGAAGTAGCCCTTAAAGAGGATGCAGTAGCTGGCGGTAACGCAACTACTACTGGAGCAATCGATAACTTCGACCCTATCCTCATTTCACTAGTAAGACGTTCTGTGCCAAATCTTTTGGCATTTGAAGTTGCTGGTGTTCAACCAATGAAAGGCCCAACTGGTCTGATTTTTGCACTAAAATCAAACTATGCTGACGGTACTGACGGTACAGACCAAACAGAAGCTTTGTTTAACGAAGCTGACGACTCGTTCTCAGGAACTGGTTCTGCTGGTTCTGGTACTGGTATTGCAACAGCTACTGCAGAAGGTAATATTTCTGCAACAATGGGTTTTGAAATTGCTAAGACTTCAGTTACGGCTAAGTCACGACAGTTGAAAGCAAGATACACTCAAGAACTAGCTCAAGACCTTAAAGCGGTACATGGTCTTTCTGCTGAAACTGAGTTGGCAAACATTTTGTCTACTGAGATTCTTCAGGAAATCAACCGTGAGTTGATTCACACTATGAATACTAATGCGAAAGAAGGCACAGCCTATGACGCAGCGGTAGGTGGAACATCAGCTGGTCGTTGGGAAGTTGAGACTTATAAAGCTATGATTACTCATATCGAGAACGAGGCTAACGGTATTGCCGTTGATACTCGTCGTGGTAAAGGTAACTTTGCAATAATCTCTCCGGGTGTTGCTGCAGCTCTAAATGCTACAGGTTCAGTTGCTTATGGTAACGTAGCCGGTACAGGTTTAGAAGACGTAACTGGTAACTTGTTTCTAGGTACTCTAAATGGTCTTAAACTTTATGTTGACCCATTTGGTGCAGCTGGTAACGTTGTAGTTGGTTATAAGGGTTCTAGCTCTTATGATGCAGGTATTTTCTACTGCCCATACGTTCCATTAAGCATGATGAAGACAATCGGTGAGGATGACTTCCAACCACGTATCGGGTTTAAAACTCGTTATGGTATGGCTGACAACCCATTTGTTACAGCAGGTGCTAATGCAAACGTATACTACAGACGTTTCACAGTAACAAATCTGTAATAACATAGTTATTGTTATACCCAAATCCCCCTTAATTGGGGGATTTTTTTTGTATAAATAAACATGTAGTTAATCTCTACAATAAAAAGGATTATTTTTTAATGAAATAAAAAGGAAAACATATGTTTAATAAACTTTTAGCCGCATTGTCGGCCATGCTATTGTCTGTTACTACGTTTGCAGATGTTAGTTTATCTGGTTCTTATGAGGGTACACTCGATTCACACGGTGAGTATACTCAAGATATAGAAACCACATTAAAAGGAACAGCAGGGAATTCTACAGTAACCGTAGTTATTGACGAAAACCTTGAGATAGATGACTTATATGTAGAAACTACATTAGGTGCTTTTATATTTAAGTTAGGTGATTATTCTGGTGATGACCCAGATGTTACTAAATTAGGTGTAACTACAACTATTGGAGATTATACATTAGGATTGAATCAAGAATCTGGTGGTTCAACTACTATCGATGTCGGTGGCAAATTTGCTGGTATCGATATAGATGTAACAAATATCACTAATGATTTACGTAAAACAACTGCAACATATACTGTTGCTGGATTAACTCTTGGTGTTACACATCAGAAAGTTAGTGATGTTAATCAAATCCAATCAGATGTTTCAACAGTTGTAAGTGGTGCTACTCTTGCTTTTGACCATAATCAAAATGTTGATAGAGATGCATACGAAGATGGTTCATTTGGCGGTTCAGTTTCAACACTGCTTGGTACTCTTGGTACTGTAAAAGTAGAAGGTCATAAAACATCAGCAGATGTTAAGACTTATAGTTTAGCAGTTACCCGTGGTATATGGACTGCAGAATGGGAAAAAGTAGATGACACCGATGGTGCATTTACACTTAAAGCCGTTCTAAAGTTTTAAAATAACTACTAGTTTTACCGAAAACCCCCTTAATTGGGGGTTTTTATATAATTTCCCTCTTTAGAGCGGGGTGGAGCAGTATGGTAGCTCGTCGGGCTCATAACCCGAAGGTCATAGGTTCAAATCCTATCCCCGCTACCAATTAAGGGGGTTTTTACTTGACATTTAAGGACAAGTAGTGTATAATAGTAGGAATATATCAAATTAAATGGTGCATTGCAACATTTGGAAACACAAATTTGTATATATATAAGTGTAGAAACAATAATGTTTCTGCATAACACATAACACAACACAGGAGAAAATTATGTTAAATACTAACCTTCCGTCATTCGACGCAAACCAAATTATCGATACAGTTCAAAACGCAAAGCGTGAATTTATTAATTCGGTAATCCTACAAGAATCTGTAGCTAAACCAGCAATTGCTATTTTAGAAGCAGAAACTTCTTTCGCCAAATCACTTGCAGAAACTACTCAAAAATATTTTGATTCAGTTAATGATACACTTTCTGCTATTAAAGC